GGTCGTGCTACTTGTTTAGGATCATTTTTAAGCATATTTTGTTGCTTATTTTGAGCCTCTTCTTGTTTTTTATACCATTCTTCAATTTTCTTGAAGGTAAAGTTTCTTAACCATATTGGCATATTATATAAGGTATGCCAATCATATCCCCCATTACCATGAAATACAATTTCATGTATTTGAGAGAATATACTTTGCCTATACTCAGGCGTCAGGCCAAAAAAAGCTAAGATTGACGGGGATATTGATGCCCTCCTCTGCACCTTCCCCTACATATTTTAAATTAACATCTGGTGATACACGTGCTATTTCTGCTCTTAATGCTCTAGAATCTCTAGCTAACATATATTTGTCTACAAATTCACGTATTGTTTTCTTTTCAGTATCACCATCTACGGATGTTATTGTATATTTTAAACGAGTAGATATTTCAGGTATACTATCTTTATTAATTTTTTGTAAACCTTGAATTTCTCTATCAATTTTTTTCTCGTCTCCGTGTGTTAATATTTTATAAGTGATTGTTGTTTTTGAATGTGGTAATTCAAAACTAAACCCATTAACACCTTCTTCAAGTAAATTGTTAGGGTCTAAAACTTTATCATCTAATGTTGTTAAATCAACAGTAAAATCTTCAATTTGTTTTGTATCTGAGTTGTAAGCTCTAAAGGTATAATCTTTACCATAACCCAATACACGAGATGCAATTAATAATGCATTTTTATCTCCAATTACTATATCGTTAATGTTAATTTTAGATACAATTAATGATTCAATGAGTTTATCCAACACAATACCTTTTGAAATGTAGTTTTGGTTGGTTAGAATATCTTCCTCCTTAGCAGTCATGTATTTCATTTCTACTTTACCTGAAGATAATGGGTTATCCTTAGGATATATTAATCCTTTAGAGGGTAATTCAACTACTTCAGTGGGGAATTTAAATTTGTTTTCTGTAACTTGTTCTTCCATACTATAAATAACTTATTTGTGGATATAAATATATAAAAAAGAAAAAGGTGTTCCAAAAGGAACACCATTTTTCAAAGGTATGGAGGGTTGGGGTATTAGAAGTTTAGTATGCAATAATCCATTGCAATGGTGATATCTAAATTGATTGCTGCATCAGCACTCCAATCATATTCACCAAATGTGGCAGTTTTAACGTATGCTCCTTTAATTACCCATTCTGATACGATATCTCCTACAGGACCTAATATGTCTAATGTTAAGTCTTTTTTGTAGAAATCTGAATATCCGTCACGACCAGTTACTGATTCGTGAGCTAAACGTGCCCATTCCATTACGGCTTGAGCTCCTGATGGGGTTACAGGATCATATAAACCTAAAGTCATATCATTCCATCTTACTTTACCTTTTACTTTACGGTAAACATTGATATGATCTAAGGTGATTTCACCAGCATCGAATCCAGGTGCAGTAGCATTCTTAATTAAGTAAGCGGGAATACCGTCTACATATAGAATGAACCTGTTTTGCACTTTGGGTTCAAAGGCGGTGAACATTATTTCATTGGGATCTAATACTGCCATTTTATTATTTGTTTATTATAAATATTGCCTATTTAAGCTTTTAGAATTCAACTCCCGTAGGTGTTACGTTAAAGTCTAAGATTATGTATTCAGCTGTTTTAGTTGGCTGTAGGAAAATTTGTCCTACCATTTGATTTCTATCAATTACATCAGCTGTATTGTTAGTATCATCCATTACAACTCTGTAAGAATATAATCCTTGACGTTGTTGAATTGATTCCATATAAGGATTTACGGCAGCTAAGAATCTATTACGTGTTGCAGCTGTATTTTGTTCAAATAACAATGTTTTACCAATGTTTCCAACTGTACGTTTTAGTTCAATTAATAGTCTACGAACATTTACTCTATCTAATGCTGTTGCTTTAGTTTGTAATGTTTTCTGACCAAATACTACTGTTCCGTTTCCTGGGAATGTTGCTAATGGATTTACTTTTCCTAGATATAGTGTATCGCGGTCAGCTGGAGATAATTTTCTTTCAGCTTGGATTACACCTCCTACGCCACCTCTGTTAAATCCAGCAGGTGCGAACCATTCAGCTCCGATTCTATCATTTGTTGCATATACTCCTGGGATTGCAGTTGATGCTGGTGACCAAATTAGTTTACCAGTTTCAAGTGATTGCATTTGAACCCAAGGCCAGTATGTTGCAGCATAACTAGAATCAAGTGTTTGTGCGGAAGTTACGGTTTGATTAAGTGTTGAACCGTAATCTCTTGTATCTACGATAGCGATTGCATCTCCTCTTTCTGTTACAGTATCAATCGCTGTAGCTACTGCTACGGCTCCGTTTTGTACTGTTACACCAGGCATAGATAAGATTTCATAATCGTATTCGTCTGTGTTTTGTAATAAAGCTAATGATGCTGTATAGTAAGAAGCTTCTAGACCTTGGATTGAAGAAATATCAATTTCATCATTCATTTTTAATCTAGTGTTTCCATTAGCACCATTACCATATACATCTCCAGTTCCATTTAGGAAAGCACCTTCATTAGATCCACTTCCTATTTGAGGTAGAGATGATGTAAATTCTGATTTGAAGTTTCCTTCGTTATCTAAGTAATTTAATGTAGGTAATCCAACTGAAGATACTCTTACGTAACGGCTGTTATTAACGTAAGATCCTGTTGTTTGTACGAATTGGTTACCATCACTGTCAGTATCAAAGTTTTTAACTTGATTACCAATTACAGATTCAATATAATTTTCTGAATTTGGATCTAATGATAGATCAGACCAAGATTCTAATATTGTTTTTGTTCGTGAGTTATCGTCACCTCTACGAATTAATAAGTTAAATGTACCACTTCCTGAATCAACGTTTGCGATTTCATATCTTACGTTATCAGATGATCCACTTACTAATGAACCACTTGTAGATACACTACCTGAGTTGTTCATGATTTTACCTTGAGAAATAGTTTCTAAAGTAAATGAAGATGAATCAGCGTGCATAATTGATCTAACATCTGATGTTGCAGATGAAAATGATCCTGATGCAATACGTGTTACTATTGCTGTTTCGCCACCTTGTTGGAAGTAGTTGTTGACTGCAATTGAAGTTAAGTACTCATAGCGAATACTAGCACTTTCAAATGCGCCACCAAATTTATTTTTATAGTCACTATATGAAGTAACTACTGTTGGTATATTAACGGGACCTTTTACAGTTGGGCCTAGTAGAGCCAATCCTGCAACAACTGGTCCTTGAGTAACTAGTGATTGGTCATTCTCACGCGTTAATACTCCTGGGGATAATAATGTTTCAGCCATTTTTATTAGTTATTTTATCAATGATAAATATGTAGGGATATTTTAAAAATGTTATTCACTTGGTGTAATTTCACCTGTTTTCAAATCAATTTGAGCGCTACCATATTTTTCTTTTAAAGTATCACCTAATTCTTTTTCTTGTAGAAGTATTTGTTCATACTGTATTTCCAAATTTTCTTCTTCTTTTTCAAGATTTAACTTCCTTAACGCTAACTGCCCTAATTGGTATGTTATAACGTTAATATTTTGTTGAAAGTCTTCTAATGCTTTCAATTCCTCCTCTGTTACCTTTGTTTGTTGTATTGCCATAACGAATTTTATTTGATATAAATATTTACATTATATACGAAAACAGAGAAAGGGAACGCTTTGCGTTCCCTTTTTATTTTAAAAATAGATTAGTTTACATATCCAACTGCGTGTGCTGAATAAACTAAATCTGCCCAGTGTACAGGGAATACAACATAGTATTGACCTCCTACATATGTGTTACCAGTAGGATAAGTATTTTGACCTTGAGTACAAATATCTCCAGAACCACCACCATGACCTCCTGTTTGTCTAAAAGCAGAGTTGAGGGAGGTATGAGCTAATGTTGCCCAACCATTATTTTTTGAACTAGGACAAGATTGTTGAGGGAAACCTGCTGAAGTATATCCTCTGGATCTTGCATTGTTATACTCAGCCCCACTTAAAGTATATTGGGTAAGGTTTGTTTGTCCTTGATACGTAATATATCCTATGTTAGGATTATGGTGTTGGGAATGTGCTGAGCGGTTTTGTGGTGCGTTAAAGGAATTAACATTTCCTTGATGAGTATAATAATTTCTAAGAGATGGGGAAAAGTTCACATAAGTAGTTCGAGATTGTTGACTACTTACAGTTTCTCCAGCACTATTAGCTGCCCAAGCATTAAAATAATAAGTTGTACCTGCAGATAAACCAGTCATTGATCTACTAAATGCTCCAGTTCCTTGTGTACCTGATAGAGTATATTTTGTATTTGAAGTATAAGTAGTAGAAGTACCAAAATAAAACCCTCTAGTAACACTAGCAGCTCCTCCTAAATTAGTAACATTACCATTAATGGTCATACTAGATTGAGTAACACTAGTGGCAGCTGATGCTGTTACTGTAGGTGCTTCTACATCACTCCAACCATAAAAATCAGACATTGCATCTGGTGTTGAAAAACCTGCATAAATTGAGGCACTATGTAAAGAGTTATCTCCTTTAGAACCACCTATTTCATCGTTCCAAATAGCATCCCATAATTTTAATTCTCCTGAACTTGGTACTGGCATTTGATTTTATTTTTTAATTATACAATTTTTTAGGCATCTGACATGCTAACGAATCCTTTACAATTTTTTAGATAATCATAAGCATAATCCATTAAACTTCTACTTTCAGCATGGGTATAATCATAATCCCAAGGAATCATAGATAATTGACCTCTGTACCAAGGATCATTAGGGGCATCTATTCTACTAGAAGAATAAGAACCTGTAAATAAGTTATACAAAATATTATTTGTTACAAGTTTATCTTCACTCCCATCAAATAAAGTTTGATTAATAGTACAGGCTGTAATTAAACAATATACTCCCTCAGTTTCAACTGCATTTTCTACTTGTACAGGGGTGGTAACTATTTCAGAAGTACCTCTTTTATCATAATCTGGGTGATCTTCTGGAAGGTCCGCTGGATATGAAGCTGTCGCTGTGAGGGTATCTGTAGGGTGATCTGAATAGGTGTATGAATAATAAGATCCGGTTAATGCCATTTTATTTTTTTATTTTGATTATTATTTTCCTTCTAGAGCTTTTACTCTTTCGGATAATTCTTTTACTGCTTCAATTAGTACTGCTGTTAATTTATCATATTTTACAGCTTTGTATCCATTTTCACGATCCGATACTAATTCAGGTAATACTTTTTCTATTTCTTGTGCAATTACACCTACGTCTTTCATATCGCCGTAAACGTGTACACCTTCCATAGGAATCCAGTTATATGTGTATCCACCAATTGCTTCTACTTTTTCAACTGCATTTTCGATTGATGCTACATTTTCTTTTAAGCGCTCATCTGAAGAGGCAAATGCTACAACATCGTTAGTGGCTAAGATAGCACCTACAACCCCTGATGGTGCTGTTCCAACTCCAATTCCATTAGTAGTAATACTACCTGTTTGTAGAATTGAACCTGTAAAGATTTGATTATCAGCTTCTGTGTCACCAAATATATTTGATCCAGAAGTAATAATTGTAGAAGATGATTCAAATATTTGATATACAAATGTACCTGTAGCTGCAGTAATAGTTCCTGGTATTGTAATATCGTCAGTAACGTTTACTGTGGTACCTACCACTGAGATGTTTGTACCAGCAATAGGTGCAACACCAGTTAATTGACTACCATCTCCTTCAAATGATCCGCTAAAATGACCACTGGAGGTAGCTGGTAATGTAATATCACCTTGTATTGTTGGATTATCTATTCTCATGTTATAATTTTGTTATAGGGGTTGAATGTTTTGTTCTATGATAAATATTATTATTAAATAGAAGACGTTACCCAACTAGTAGTATCTTCATCCCATTGATAACTTCCTGTATAAGATCCTGTTGCATCTCCTGTTGGATAAGGTACTGGTGCTTCCCATAAAAATGAACCTGTATCTAACGTCCAAGAGTCAAAAGGTTGAGGAGCATAAAATGCATCTAATGTAGAATTGTATGTATATCCTATGCCTGCATAATTTCCTCTTAAAGCTAATGTTTGGCTTTGATCATTTGATCCTATTTCTCCAAAAGTAGGTTCAGTTGGTGCTTCTATAGTTCCACTTATTTCAGGATCTAATAATGAAGCAGAAAATTCTTCAGAAGAAGTAGCAAATGATTGTAATAAAGAAGCAGTATAAGAATGCATTGCATCTTCATCAGCAA